ATCATGGAAGAGAAGGAGCAGCATGCTTATCCCAAAATCATTCAACCTGGGGCACATCCCGTACAAGGTGCAAGTGACTAAGCGCGTCCGGGGCCCACGCGGCTCCGTCGGGCGTGTGGACTACAAGTCCCGCACCATCGACATCGCCAACGTCAACTACTGGACCGGCGAGAAGCTGCCCGACAAAGAGGTCAGCGATACGTTCTGGCATGAGGTCACGCATGCCATCCTCGAGAACATGGACCACCCGCTGTACCGAGACGAACGCTTCGTGACCGCCTTCGCCAATCGGCTCAACGAAGTGGTGTCAACCGCCAAGCTCTAATGGAAACCAAGCCCATCACGTGGTCACACTCCGCGCTCAAGAAGTACGAGCAGTGCCCGCGTCAATACCACGAAGCGATTGTTCTGAAGAAGTACCCGTTCAAGGATACGCCGCAGACGATCTACGGCAAAGACCTACACAAGGCTGTGGAGCTTTACGGCAGGGACAACACGCCCCTGCCGCCTCAGTTCGCGTTCGTCCAGCCGGTGGTGGACGCGCTGCTCGCCAAGCCTGGGCGCAAGTTGTTCGAACACGAGATGGGCATCACGCCTGACCTGCGCCCCTGCGCATTCGACTCCAAGGATCGCTGGGTACGGGGCATCGCGGACCTGCTGATCATCGACGACGACAACCTCACGGCGCGAGTCGTGGATTGGAAGACGGGCAGCCACAAGTACCCGGACTTCGACCAGCTTCGCCTGATGTCGCTGATGGTCTTCGCGCACTTCCCGCATATCCGGCGCGTGAACTCGGCGCTGCTCTTCGTCGTCAAGAACCACATGGCCAAATACCGTATGGATCGAGACGACGCAGATGCGGCGTGGCAGGACTACCGCGAGCGCGTGGCCAAGCTTGAGGGCAGCTTTGCGCACGGCGTGTGGAACCCGAAGCAGTCGCCGCTCTGCGGCTGGTGCCCCGTGAGAGAATGTTCCTTCCACCCGAATTGAGGTGTCCCATGGCACGAGATTACCAACGCGAGTACGCGCTTTTCCACGGCAAGCCCGAGGAGATCAAGCGCAGGGCTGAGCGCGTCAAAGCGCGTCGGCTCATGGAGAAGACAGGCGCGGCAACCAAGGGCGACGGCAAGGATGTCGATCACATCCGACCGCTCAAGAATGGCGGCACTTCCGCCAGAAGCAACCTACGCATGCGCAGCAAGTCCGCCAATCGAAGCGACAAGCGCTGAACAACAATGGAGCAAGCATGGAAGTAGTAGACAACAAGCTACTGGTATTCAACACACGCAACCCGAGCCGCTACCAACTGATCCCCAAGCATCACGCCGAGCCCATCCCGGGCGGCTATCGCGTGGCAGTCTGGTGGGGCCTGGATGAAGTCCGGGTGCTCAAGAACCTGGGCGTGAAGAACGTGCCGTCGCCCATCTACGGGCGCTACGACTGGCCGGGGCGCTACAAGCCCATGGCCCACCAGAAGGAGACGGCGAGCTTCCTCACGCTCAACCGGCGTGCGTTCGTGCTGAACGACCCGGGCACCGGCAAGACCATGGCCGCGCTGTGGGCGGCGGACTACCTGATGAAGCGCGGAGAGGTTCGGCGCTGCCTGATCTTGTGCCCGCTGTCGATCATGCACTCGGCCTGGATGCAGGACATCGGCAACTCCGTCATCCACAGGAGCGCAGTGGTCTGCCATCATTCGAACGCAGCGCGGCGCATCGAGCTGATCCAGCAAGATTTCGAGTTCGTCATCTCCAACTACGAAGGCGTGGAGATCATCGCGGACGAGATCAAGAATGACGGCAGGTTTGACCTGATAATTGTTGACGAGTGCAATGCCTACAAGAACCCGCAAACGGCGCGTTGGAAGAAGCTGGCGTCAATCATCAAGCCCGAGACCTACTTGTGGATGATGACCGGCACGCCCGCTGCGCAGTCGCCGCTCGATGCCTACGGACTGGCCAGACTCGTGAACCCCAGCGGAGTGCCGAAGTTCTACACCGCATGGCGCGACATGGTCATGCAGAAGATCACGATGTTCAAGTGGGCGCCCAAGCGCGACGCTGCAGACAAAGTGTTCACTGCCCTGCAGCCCGCCATACGCTACACCAAAGACCAGTGCATGGATCTCCCGCCCGTCGTCACCACGACGCGTGAGGTGCCGCTTACGCCGCAGCAGGCCAAGTACTACAACATGCTGAAGACGGCGATGGTGGCGCAGGCTGCGGGCGAGACGATCACGGCAGTCAACGCTGCCGCTGCGTTGAACAAGCTCCTGCAGATCAGTTGCGGCGTGGCCTACACGGACAACCAGGAGACGGTCGAGTTCGACGCCACGCCCCGGTTGAACGTGCTGCTGGAGGCACTGGAGCAGACAGAGCGCAAGGTCATCGTGTTCGCGCTGTTCCGCGCAGCTATCTCTACTATCAACAATTTCCTCAACAAGCGCGGCTACGCCTGCGAGGAGATCCACGGCGGAGTCACGGCCAGCCAGCGGACAGACATCATCCGGCGTTTCCAAACCCAGCCCACGCCCCGCGTGCTCGTCATGCAGCCCCAGGCTGCAGCGCACGGCATCACGCTGACGGCTGCGGACACGGTGATCTTCTACGGCCCTCTGATGAGCGTGGAGCAGTACACCCAGGCCATCGCCCGCGCCGACCGCAAGGGGCAGGACTCGGACAAAGTCACCGTCATCCACATCCAGGGCTCGCCCGTGGAGAAGAAGATGTTCGCGGCGCTCGCGGGCAAGGTGGACGATGCCCGCCTGCTCGTGGACCTGTTCAACGAGGAACTCAAGGAAAGGGGGTTGCCCGACGCGAAGGGCCGTGTGTAAAATGTTTGACAAGCGGGCCGAGCGACCCGCCCAACCCAAGGAGCAAGCATGGATCAGGAAGAAGTACCTCTGGATAAGCTGGTGCGCATCTACATGAAGATGCGGGCAAAGCTGTCCGAACTTGACGCTCAGGTCGAGAGCATCAAGGAGCAACAGCAGTTGCTCAAAAACGAGATCAAGGACCGCATGAGGTCTGTCGGCGCCAAGTCGATGAAGACCGAATACGGTACCGTGTCGTTGACCGAGAAGACGCGCTACTACACCCAGGACTGGGATTCGTTCAAGCGCTTCGTCATCGAGAACGATGCGGTTGATCTGTTGGAGAAGCGCATCGCGCAGACCAACATGAAGCTGTTCTTGCAAGAGAACCCCACACTGGTGCCCCCGGGTCTGAACTCGGACACCGAAATCGACGTTTCAATCCGCAAGGCTGCGGCGTAAGGAGCTATCCACGTGAGCAATATCGCACTCTTTTCTTCGTCCAACGTTCCGGCATTCGCCAAGAAGCAGGAGCTGTCGGCACTGGCCAAGTCGCTTTCGGGCGGCGCTGGTGGCGGCGGCAAGCGCATCTCCATCAAGGGCGGCGTGTTCCGCCTGCTGGTGGACGGCAAGGAGATCGCGGCCATCGAGGAGCGCTACCTCGATGTGGTGCTGGTGAACGCCGCGCCCAAGATCGGGCGCACGTTCTACATGAAGACCTACGATGGCGACACGCCCAGCGCCCCGGACTGCTGGAGCGCCGACGGCGAGAAGCCCGATGCCACCGCTGCCAACCCGCAAGCGTCGAACTGCGCAAGCTGCCCGCAGAACGCCAAGGGCTCGGGGCAAGGCGACAGCCGTGCCTGCCGGTTCAGCCAGCGTCTGGCCGTGGTGCTGGCCAACGACATCGAGGGCGATGTCCTGATGCTGCAGGCGCCTGCGGCGTCGATCTTCGGCAAGGCCGAGGGTGAGAACATGCCCCTCCAGGCGTACGCTCGGTTCCTGGCGGCGCAAGGCGTGTCCCCCGAGACGGTGGTCACCCGGATGAAGTTCGACACCAAGGCGGAGGCGCCCAAGCTGTTCTTCAAGCCCATGCGCTGGCTGACCGAGGAAGAGTACGCCGCTGCGACGCAGCAAGGGCAGAGCCCGGAGGCCAAGCAGGCCATCACGATGACCGTGGCGCAGATGGACAAGGTGGCTGCTCCTGCTCCCATGGAGCTTCCCGGCAAGCCCCCGCAGCGCGCGGCTGCGCCCGCCCCTGCCCCGGCGCCTGCGGCTGAGGATGATGACGAGCCCGCGCCGCCCCCGCCGCGTCGTGGCCGTCCGCCCAAGGCTGTCGTCGAGGCCCGCAAGGCCGCAGAGGCGGCTGCAGAGGAGCCGCCCGAGCCGGTCGTCCAGCGTGCGCCTGCTCCGCCCGCTGCCGCGCCCAAGACGCCGCTTGCGAAGCTCGCGGAAGATTGGGATGATGAGGAGTTAACTGGGGGCGGCACTGCCGCCCCCTTCACCACATGCCCTACTCAACCGACACCATCTACAGGGTCAAGAAGGGACCGAACAACCTGGGCAACACGCTCGGGCGGCTTGCGGTCGGTCTTGACTTTTCCGTGCAGCGCATCGCCAAGGCCACCAACGCCACTAGACAGACCGTCTACAACTGGCTGTCCGGTGGAGAGGTTATGGGCGCCTACCGCCCGCCAGTCGAGCGCTTGATCAACATACTGCAGACAGCAAAAACTGCTGACGAAGCCTGGGGAGTAGCATGCCGGGAATTCAACCTTCAAGCCTGACGCCGAGTGAACTCGTGCGCTACGCCGATCAGTTCAATCACAACGGTCTGCCGAAGCACTGGTGTCAGGAGCTTATCGCCGTGCTCGACGCGTATGTGACGAAGTACGGCGACGAGGCAGTAGCGAAGCGCCCAGAGCAAGCACCCCTTTTCTGAAGGGGGCTTCTCTTCATGGAACCGCAAGAGTTTCTTGCGGCGGTATTGCCGCCGCCAGGGCACGGCTACTATTGTGTAGCCGCAATAGCCTCCAAGAAAAAAGAGCATCATTTTGCTCAAGACGTAGCAGGCGTGCTGCCAAAGACGCAGCAGTGGCTGAAAGAGCGCAAGGATGTCTACTTCGCGCTGTCCACGTTCAAAGAGCGGGGTTCCCGCGAGGCAGTCAACGCCGCCTACATCAAGTCCGTGTTCATCGACATGGACGGCTACGTTTCCAAGAAGGCAGCAGCAGAGGCGCTGAGCGCGTTCCTTGAGCGCACGGGTCTCGACACGTTCGGCACCCCGTGGGTGGTGGCCTCGGGCGGCGGGCTGCACTGCTACTGGGCGCTGGAGGCGGCGGTCGAGATCGCGCAGTGGAAGCCCGTGGGCGAGGCGCTCAAGCGCCTGTGCAAGCAGGAGTCGCTGGCCATCGACATGACGGTGCCTGCCGACGCTGCCCGGGTGCTGCGCGTCCCAGGCACGTGGAACTTCAAGCCCAAATACCCCGAGCCCAGGCCCGTCAAGCTGCTGGTCGAGGGCTGCACGGTGCCGTTCGAAGCGTTCTCCCAGCACATCTTCTCGCTGGTGGGAGAGCCCGAGGCGCCCATGCCCACGCTGTCCCTGCCAGGGACACGCCCAACGCCCACGGCGACGGGCGTGAAGCTCATGGAGAACAGCACCACCCGGTTCAAGAACATCATGCAGCGCACCGTTGCAGGCGACGGATGCGCCCAACTGGCCTACTTCGTGGAGCACGCGGCAGATGACGGCATGGAGCCGCTGTGGCG